ATGTCCAGCCCTGTCCGCCGCACATACTTCCCGAATTTTCCTTCGGTCACCGTTTCCCCGATCAGGTTTGTCCGCATTTCATCCAGCTTCGTCTGCACAAAGCTGGCCGTCTTGATGATCAGGCTTTTCAGGCTTTCCATTTCCTGACCGGCCCGGGCCACTGCGTCCTCCTCCGGGATCCCCGCGTCCTCCGCGGCCTTCGCCAGGATCTGCTGCATGACCGTCCGCTCTTCGTCGTTCAGCTCGTTCCCGCCGATGGCGTCCAGGTTCACGTTCAGGTCGTCCGCCAGCCGGCTCAGGTAGCGGAACATCTGCTCCAGCTGCTGCTTCTCGTTCCCGCTCGGGATGCCCGGCGTTTCAACGTGGTTAGTTGCCATCTCCGGCCACCTCCATAATCCTGCTGATGCTGTAGATCCTCGCCGTCCCCCGGCCCGTGATTTTGAAGCGGATATGGTCCGCCCGCTTCGGCACAACCGGCAGCACAAAGGTCCGCATGTCGCAGCCCCGCTTCTCGCCCATGAACTCATACAGCGGCGCGTCGTTGTACTTGATCCACAGGGCCATCTTTGCCGCGGGATCCAGGTACATCCGGATTTTAAACATGCTCACATACTTCTGGTTTCTCACCCGCAGCGGGCTGTCCGTGCTTCCCGCCGCATAGTTTACGCCGTACAGGTCGAACACCGCCGCCCAGTCAAAATCGTTTTCCTCCGCGCCCAGGCTGCCCGTCACCGTTACCAGCGTGTTCTCGTCCTCGTCGATGAAATAAAGCTCGTCGTCCACCTTTGCGAAGTCCAGCGCTTTCGTCCCGTCCTCCTTGTGCCAGACGCCCCGCTCAGTGTCATAGTTGAACAGCCAGAACCGGTCCTGCCTGTCCTTCATGCTGATGTAATACCGGCCGCCCAGGGCCCCTGCCCGGGCGTTTGAATACAGTTCATTCCCCAGCTGTTTGCTGACGCTTACCGGCATGCTGCCGTCAAACATCATGACGTCCGTCCGTGATTTATAATAAACGGCCTCATTGACCACCTGTACGCTTCTCCAGCTGCCATCCTGCACGCCCCGGCACATGATCGTCGTGATGCTGAAAGACGACGGCGATGTGCCGCTTACCTTATGGATGCAGTTTTCCTTGAAGAATACCGGATATCCCCGCTGCACCGCGCAGCCGGTAAATGTGCCGTCCGTTCCCACTGTCGCGCTGTAGCTGTCCGTGCTCAGGCCCATGAAACAGTTCCAGTTCCGGAAGTCCCCCAGCTTGCTGGCCCGCAGCTCGTTCACCACCTGGCCGTTCACCCATCCGTACTTACAGCCCCACAGCCGGTTGTTGCTCTCGCAGATAAAGTCCAGGTCCGGCACCTTCAGGTCCGCGTGGACCGTGTTCGCTTTCAGCGCCGCCTGGCTCTTGCATAAAAGGCCGCTGACAACGATATAATCCGTCCCGCAGGCATAGACGATCATGCTCGCGTTCAGCGCCGCAATCTGCTGCTGCGCTTTCGCGCTGGTTTCCGTGCTGGCGCACTCCAGCCCGCTGATTTCCACTACATCGTACTGCTTAAGCCCCACGCCCATGCCGCTCGCGCTCAGCTTGATATAGGTTGTCGGCACCTCCACCCACTCGCCTGTCGCGCTGGAATACTGCCGCAGCATGTCCGCGTCCCCGCTCTGATCTATCCACAGGTCCCCGTTGTTCGGGTTTGCCGGCGCCGTGGATCCTGTCGCGATGTTCGCCATGTCGTAATTCGTGCCGTCGTTCCGGCACAGCGTCGCGCTGACGCTGCTGCCCGTCACGCTGTACAGTCTGTCAATGCTGCCGCAGTCCGCCAGATGGACGGTATTGAAATACACCTTGTCCGGGAAAATCAGCACATACGCGCCGAAAGAAATTATCTTCTTCGGCAGCATGTTGCTGTCCGTGCTGACGCTGATCCCTTCCACCTGGGTAAAGTTGTAGAACACCTGCGTCCCCCGGATATGCACCAGCTGGTCCCGGCCGTGCAGCCCGGTCAGCGGCACCGCCGTCTGTCCGGAAACGTCCCAGCTGGTAATACCCCGCTTCCTCCGCGGCGTCAGCAGCGGATACATATCGTCCGACATGTTTTGCATGTCGAACATTTCCCCGTCCGCGATGATCTCCCGGTGGTTGTATCCCAGAAACGCGCTGGTCATCTGCACGGTCCTGTTCCCCGGCGTCAGCTGCTGCATCTTTCTCATAACCTAAACTCCCTTGTCGTCTGGATCGGCATCCGTTCCCGCGTCCACCAGTCGCTGCCCTGCGCGTATGCGTTTTCGAACAGCATACGGTCGTTGTTGTACTTCTCCTCTTCCATGTTCATCAGGTCGATCTTGCTCATCAACCAGTAAACATAAAGCATGTCGTACGGCGACGGCATGATCAGCTCTGTGCCGTCGTCCGTTTCGCTGTCGTACAGCGGTTCCGTTTCTTCCTCCGCGGTGTGCTCATGCTTCAGCACCAGCTCCCGGTATATCACCCGGTCGATCTCTGTCAGAAAAGTCAGCTTTGCCTGGCGTTTCATCATGTTGGGTTTCATCTGGTCCGCCAGGTCGATTGCTTCCTGAATATTCATCGCGTCCTCCTTAAAAAAATCAGGCGGAAAGAACCTGTCCTCCCGCCTGTGTTGCGTACCGTGTTAATTCTTGTGAGGATTTGTGACCGGGTCGTACACCTGCAGGCCGTCCTGATAGTCCAGCGCTTTCTTTTCATTCTTCAGCATTTCCACCAGAACGTCCGCAAAGGGCAGCTTCATGGTTTCAAACTGATCTTTCGCCGGAATCTGTACGCTGCGGCTGTTCACCTGAATCCAGTACCAGGGGTCCTCTGTCTTTTCCCTGTGGGGCACCATGATCTCGATCTCGATGTCCCAGGGATCCAGCCCTTCGTCCGCGGCTTTCTGGCAGGCTTCCTTCACGCGGTCATAGTCGGTTTTGTTTCCTCCTGTCCGTTTCCCGTTCAGCAGGCTTTTCAGCCGTTCGATCTCCGCGTCCTTGGCTGCCATCTCGGCCATGGTGTCCAGCTTTTCAGCTATCTGTTCCAGTTCCTTGTCCTCGTTCTCCGGTACTTCCAGTGCAGGGGCTTCCTTCTTCGTTGCCATGATGGTCCTCCTTCTGCCCGTTGGTGGGCGATCCCGTTATATAGGTCAGATCTTGACCAGGATTCCGGCCTTGACCAGCTCCGCGACGGTGCCGGCGTCCAGCGTTACGGCCGTCCCGGTTACGTCCACGCCGATGACCGCGCCGTTGGCCGCGGTCAGCAGCTTCATGTTCCGCACCAGCCGGGTCTTGCTGCCGTTGATGGTCACATCAACGCTTTCCGTGACCATGTATTTGTTGTTCGCCTTGCTCTTGCAGTAGAGAACGACACCTTCGTTCGGCATGCTGAATTTCGCGCCGCTCTCGGTGGGCGTCAGGGCCAGCGGGCCTCCGGCGATCACTTCGATCTCGTCCACCTCGTAACCGCTGGCCGGGGTGATGGTCAGGGCCACTTCGGTGTCCTTGTCCACGCTGCTGTTAGGCGACGCGCTGAACGTGGTCATGTGGCCGTCCTTGTAGCAGGTGACGCTGTTCCCGGTAAAATACTGCAGGTCCAGTTTCTTCATAGGGTTTTCCTCCTTTTGCTGTAATGCCCGGCCGGGTTCTCCCCGGCCGGGTGCTGGTTATCAGGCTACGTTGGCTTCCTCGGTGTCGGAATAGCTGCTGCCGCTCCAGACAGTGACCATCCGCTCCTGATACAGGATCTTGGCGCCGAATTCGAACTTTGTACCCACCGTGCTGAACTGCTCCAGCGGGCCGCCGATCTCTTTCCGGTCCTTGATGATGGTTTCCATGCCGCCGCCCTCGACGTCGATCACCGCAAAGGCGTCCTTTGCGAAGAACATGGTCTTGAAGGTCGCATAGCTCTGGCCATCCTTCTTGATTACCGGGGCAATGTTCGACTCGACGAAACGGACGCCGTGCATCCGGCCGATCTCGCCGGTAAAGATTTCCTCCGCGGCGCTGTACTTGTGGGATTCAATCCAGGCCGGATCGTTCCGCAGGTCCTCCGCGACGTCCGGATGGATAACAGCCAGGTAATAAGCGCCGCTGTACTTCTTCATCTTCGCGCCTTTCTTCAGCGCTGTGACGGCCTTGTTGATCACCCGGGCCGTCAGATTGCAGTCATAGCTGGTAAGCGCCGTCTGCAGGGCTGCTTCGCTGGCCGGGGTGCTGACATAGCTGCTGCCGTTGTATGCGTCCGCAAAGATGATATTCGTCGCGCCCAGCAGCACGTTCCGGACCAGCGTATCGTTGGTCAGGCCGGCGGCCGCGCCCAGCTCTTCCGTCGCGCCCAGCACGATATCGTCGATGCCGTGGGTATCGATGATATCGGAGATGGCGACATAGTCGCCCCACTGGGTCAGGGTGCAGGTAATGGCTACCTGGCCCATCTTCTTGCCGGTGGGGATCACGCCCTCAGTCAGCTGTCCGACGGGTCCCAGGGTCTGCCACCTGCGGAATTCCACGGTCCGGCCGTGATTCCGGGGAAGCGCCTGCCGCTTGCCCAGCTGGGCATAGATCAGCTCGTCCCGGGCGTTGTCCAGCAGGCTGGTGTCGTAAAAAGTTTTGTTCAGGCTCGTCAGGTCGTCGGATCCGGGTGTAAAATCGGTCAGATCGCCTGTATAAGCGTTGCGGTAGCCCAGCGTGGTGTTGACCAGCGTACCGGCTTCCGCAAACCACTGAAGATCAAAAAGCAGATTCATCATGTTTCCTCCTTCTGATCAGGAAGCTGATCAGTCATCAAAAGAAACCTTGATTTGTTTCCTCATGATCAGGTCCCTGATCCTATCTCTTTCTTTTCGGTCCAGGTTTTTCGGGTTGATTTTCATACTCTTTGCCGCCTGCGACTGTCCGGTCATGGCCCCCTCGTTCGGCCGTTTGCGCTGGGCCTGCAGGGTCTGTCCCATCTGCTCCCGCGCCCGGTTCATCCCGTATGCCATGATCTGCGGCCCCAGCTCCCGCCTGTGTACGGCGTAATATGCGTCCTCCAGACTGACGCCGCTGCCCGGCATGGTCAGTCGTTTAAAGGTTTCGTTCTGCAATTCCGCCTGCAGGTTAAAGTTTGGGAAAGTCTGCTTCAGGTTTTCGGCCTGCTCCGTCAGGTTTTTGAAATGGTTCATCAGGAAAGCCCGCTGCCTGTTCTGCTCGTCCTCCGCGGCCCTTCGGTCATGCTCTTCCTGCAGCGCTTTGAATTCCTTGTAGCGCTCCACCGTCATGCCCGCCTCTTCCGCTTCGTCCTCGTACAGACTGTCGTCGTCCATGATGAGCTCGGAAAGCTCTTCCACGCTTTCGACGCCCGCTTTCTGCATCAGCACCTGCAGCATCGGCTGCATGCTTTCCAGCTGTTTGCTGGCGTCCGCCTGGTTCCTGAAACGTTCCTGGACTGCTTTCTGCACATCCTGCCCGTACAGATCCCGGTATTCGCCTTTCTTCAGCTCTTCCCATCTTGCCTGAATCGTGTCTGCCTGCGTCTGATCCGGCTGCGGCGCCCGCCCGGCTGCTGCCTGCATAGTCTGCGCCTGTCCCTGTTGTCCGCGGCCCTGGCCATAGACCTTCCGGAGCTCCGGGTGCCGTTTCATCTGCTTTTCCAGCGTTGCAGCGACCTTCGCTGATTTCACCTGGGTCCCGTCCGCCAGCGTGTCGCCGGCCTGGATCGGGCCCACTTGTTCATTTTCTGCTGCCATTTCGGATCCCGCTGTTTCCGCTGCTGCCGGCGCTTCGGCGGCCGGTGCGCCCGCTTCGGTAAACCACTGCAGATCCAGAAAAAAGTTATTCATTGTTTCCTCCTTCTGCCCGTTGGTGGGCGATCCCTGATCGTATTATTTCACGTTTTGAAAAATAATTGCAGGTACAAGTCCGTCAGCTGGGCCGCGTCGCGTTTGCCGCCCGCTCTCCGGCCCTGCGGACCATCTTGTTCTCGTTCGGATCATGCGGCGCGCTCATGTTGTCGCTGGGCGCCAGCCCGGTTTGCGGCGCCGCTCCTCCGCCTGCCGCCGGCGGCGTCGCGCCCATCTTTTCGCTGAACTGCTGTACCATCATGGCAATCTGCTGGGCGGCCGCCGGGTCGTACTTCTGCGCCAGCGCCAGTGCTATCTGGCTCATCTGCGTCAGCACGTCCTGCAGCGTCCCCTGTTCCCGCAGCTTTTTCTTCAGCTCTTCCTTCCCCCGGAAGTCCATCATGTCCAGCATCAGCATGACCTGGTCCGTCATCTGCGGATTAAACGCGCCCAGGCCCCAGAACTGGATTGCCAGCTCGTTCTGGCTCATCTTGGTGTACGCGTTCTCCCGCTGAGCTCTTACGTCTATATCGAATACCGGAAGCCGCAGGCCCGGTTCCTCTCCCGGCAGGTTCGGAATCTGCTGCATCTGCATCCCGGCATTGGAATAGCTGGTGAACTGCTGGCTGCCGTCCTCCCCTGTGATCCGGAATTGCCGCGGAATGTCATAAAACTGCCTGATCCGCTCAATCACCAGGTTGATGATTAGTCTGTACGCCCGGTACGACGCTTTCGTGCTGTCCTTGCTGCTCCGTCCGCTGTCCTCCTTCAGGGCCGCGATGGCGCTTGCCGCCGTCACGCCGCTGGGGACGCCGCCGTTATTGACGTCCGTGTTGCCGGTAATAAATTTGATCTCGTCAATCTTCTGCTGCAGCATCTTATGGGTGTCGCTGCCCATTTCCGCCACCTGGATCGGCCGCAGGCTGTCGTCGCTCAGGTTTCCGTTGGTATGCACAATCGGCTTGGACCAGTCGCAGAATTCCGCTTCGTTGATTCCGCCGTCCTTCCGTGCGAAATATCTCGGGGTCGCTTTCATGCTCGCGTTCAGCACCATCGCCTGGCTCAGGGTGTCGATATCCATCTGGCTGTCCTTTGCGATATCGATATAACCATACCCAGCCGGGCTTCCTTCTACCGGGAAAAGCGCGTCCAGCACAAAAGGATAATTTCCGTCCTCATAAAAGCCGGCTTCCTCCTTGTTCTCCTCGCTGGAATACAGGCAGTATTCATCGACATATTTACAGTAGTGCAGCACCGTGTGCCCGTTTCCGTCCTGCATCTTGTAATACCAGTCCACTACCGCGGCCTTGTTGCTGTCGTCCACCTGGTCGTCGGTCTTGTATTTCTTGATGGTCAGCTTGCTGCCGTTCAGCTTTCCTTCCAGCTGGGGATACTGCCGCACCAGGTTTTCCTTGTCCTCATAGCTGATGTAGAACACGTTCCGGCTTTCCTGAATATCCCGGATCCCTGGCTCCCAGTACAGGTTTAGAATGTTCACCCGTTTGATATCAATGTCGCCCAGGCCGTTCAGCTTGTTCTTGTTCCAGAAAACGCCGTATACGCCGGTCCCTTCCTGCATCTTCTGCCACATTGCGTCGTTGTAGGTCTGCTCAAATTCGTTGATCTCCAGCACAACCGGGATGATCTCGCTCAGCTTCTTTGCTTCGTCCTGATCGTCCACCATCCGCGGCAGGATGATCGGCTCAGGAAAGCTGTCGATCATGTCCGCATGTTTTCCGACGATACAGTTCCACAGCCAGCCGGTATTGCTCGGGTGTGTCGTCGCGCCTTTTACGCCCCGCTCTCCCCGCTGCTGCTCCCAGTTTTTCAGCTTCCACCATTGCTGCGCCTTGACCACCCGGTCGTTCACGCTGCTCTTTGCCGCCATGTACCTGTTCAGGATCGCGTTGGTGGCCGCCAGCTTCTGCGCGTTCATCAGGCGGCTATCCAGCTCCACCTTTTCCCGCCGGTGCGGCGTGATGCCGGCCATCTTCATCAGGCCCTCGGTGCTCATCCGCTGGCCCATCCGGTATGCGTCCTCTTCCTCCTCGGTCCTCGGGCTGGTCAGTCGTTCCAGGTCCGCTTCCTGATACTGCCTGTCGTTTCCTCCCCCCTGCCAGTCCAGCGGGTTTCTCCATCTCGCCCCCTGCTGCGCCGGCTGCGGCGCTGCCGGTTGTCCCTCCGCCTGCCTGCGCCGTCTTTCCCGTCCTCTCATTGTGTCAAACAGTGCCATCTCTTATACCTCCTCCAGTTTGATATAGTCCGGATATCTTTCCGCCAGCAATCGCAGGCCGGTCACCGCCACCTCAAAGCAGCCCCTGATCATGCTCAGGTTCGCCCAGCATACCTGAGCGCTGATCTTCATCTTTCCCTTCTCCTGCATGCAGCATTCCATCCGCGCCATGCCGAAATTTATGTCGATCTCCGCCAGCGCGTTGGCCAGCGCCTGGCTCAGAATGCTGACTGCCGCGCACACAATGTCCTGCCCTTCCGGCGCGTAATTTGCGTGTCCGTCCAGCTCCAGCACCATGTGCTTCCAGTCCATCTTTGCCTTCGTCATGCCGTCCTCCTCAGTTGAACATATTCAGCGGGTCCGCGCCCCACTCCGGCCTGTACGCCTCTTCCTCGATCAGCGGCTGCACCTTTCTTTCCTGGCACATGTATCTGATATCATCCGCGATGTGGTCCTCCATTGAAGAATCCAGATCCTCCACGTTCTTCTCGTCGTGCATCAGCAGCGGCATGGTCCGTATTGTGTCCTTACAGTTGCTGAAAATGTACATCCGCGGCTCCCCGTACTGGTTAAACTGCATCCGGTACCGCACCTGATCCCATCCCGGCAGCCGGCTGTTGTCCGCTTTCTTGAAGAATATCCCGTGCTTGTACCCGGCCTCCGCGATGGACGGCCCGCCGTCCTCCTTGAAGATTGAGGGGTCCGCCACGCCGATAATTTCCTTTCCGGCCAGCCAGGGATGTTCCCGCTCGATTCTCGCAATCTCGGAGAAAACCCGATCCGCGTGCCACTTCAGGCCCTCGTTCGGTATCGCTTCCCCGTGTGATCGCTGCACACCATAGAATTCAAGGATTCTGTACAGCGTTCCGTCCTCGTCGTCGCTAAGTGCCCACCATCCGCAGGAAAATGGCCGGTAACTCCCCCAGTCAAAGCTCCGGTAGATAATCCAGTTCCTCCGGATCGGGATCGGGTCAATAACGTGGGTCCACTTTCCGTCCTTGTAATGGCTCGGGTCGTTTGTCCAGGTGTCAAAGAACATGCCGCTGTAGATATCCCAGGATCCCTCAAGCCAGGCGGCCCGCTTCTTCAGCGGCAGGTTTTTCAGGAAAGTCAGGTATCCCGGGTCCATCTCCATCAAAACCTTGTTGTCCGTTACCTTTGCCTGTACAAAGCTGTAGTCCTCCGGTTTCTCATCCTCCTCCGGCTTGTATATCCGGTCTATGAATATCCGGCGGATATACTGGTGCCCCGGTCCGCCCGGGTTGCAGGTGTAGTAAACCCTGTGCGGGAATCTGTTGGCGCCGCGGCAGCTGGCCGCGATGTTCTTTATCCACTCCTCCGGCATCTGCGTTGCCTCCTCGATAAATATCACGTCATATTCGACGCCCTGAAAATGGTCCGCGTCGCTCTCGCTGTCGTAATACTCAAAATGGATGGTCGCGCCGTTGGCAAAGTAAAAGGTCCGCTCCGCCTGATTGTACCTGGCCAGCCCGTGCAGCATGGTTTTCATTG